CCATGTCTAAATATCCTTATACACTGATGGAACTATTTATAACGAATGTCATACAAAGGTCGATACACACCAAGGAAACCCGAAAAATATAAGGGTGATCCACGGAACATAATTTATCGTTCTCTCTGGGAACGTAAGTTTATGGTATATTGTGACAACAGCGCATCCATAATTGAGTGGGGTAGTGAAGAGATCATTATACCATATTTATCACCCAAGGATGGTCGTATGCACAGATACTTTCCAGATTTTTACATTAAAGTCAAACAGGCTGATGGTGGAATCAAGAAGATGATCATAGAGGTGAAACCCAAGGTGCAGTGTAAACCACCCAAGGAACCCAAGAGACGCACCAGACGATGGATGAATGAGGTTATAACCTATGGTGTAAACGATGCAAAGTGGCGATATGCTACAGAATGGTGTGCAGATAATGGTATGGAGTTTAAGATATTAACGGAAGATCATCTGGGTATTTCGTATAAATAATAACATGGCTGATATGCTCATTACACAAATTAGAAAAATGGCTTTGCAATACCTAGCAGATGAGGCTTGGGATGCGGGCGTGTTGCGTGAAAGAGATGATACAAGAATTTCTATGCAAACACCATCGCCAGCGTGGTATAGGGATCAAATTAAAAAACTTGCTACTCCTACACCAGAAGACTTAACAGCGTCAGGAGACACGCACGTTAAAGATCAAGGCCCATTTTACGGTGAAATGAATATGTTTATATATGATGCAAAATACAAAAAGACCCTTCCTTACTATGACAGGTTTCCGTTGGTGATTCCAATTCTTGATCGAAGCTTTAATTATAATCCCAAAACAGAATTTATAGGGATTAATTTTCATTATTTACCTATACCATTTAGATTAAAATTGGTAAATGATTTGGTAAATATATACGCGAGGGGAACAGAAATTGATGACATGGGTCGAGAAAGTTTCACTGAAAATACAAAAATTGTGATTACTAATTTTGCGCGTTTGTTGAGTAAAGTTAAGGCAACAAGACCCTGTGTAAAACATTATCTTAATTCTAATATACGAAGCAGGATTAGACGAATTAAAGCATCAGAATTTGTTATTGCTTCACTTTTACCTGTTGAAAGTTTTGTTCAACAAAATTCTGAAATGAGCCCCACAAGTGTGTGGAATGATTCATTAAAAACAATAAGGACACTATGATGTTAGCACCAGAAACTTTTGACGAAGTAAATGCATTTGCAACTATGCAACAAGGCCTTGCTGAACTTAGAGCAGGGGGTACTGCACTTGCAAGTCACTACGAGGTTATGGTGTTTCCACCTGCCAAACATCCAGATCAAACGCCGGCGCGAAGTATTTCTATGCGTTGTGAATCTGTTGCAATGCCTGGAATGAACCTTGCTAGTTCACCAGACGTAAATATGTACGCGGTGCAACAAGAGGTTGTTGATGGAGTGACCTTTTCTGGTAGCACTAACATGGTGTTTACAGCAAGCCAAAACTTCAGTGAGAGAAAGTTTTTCGAACAATGGCAGGGCCTTGCTTGGAACAGAAGGTCTTGGAATATTGGTTATTATGAAGACTATGTGGGTTCTGCTGAAATATATTTGTTAGACAGATCACACAAAAAAGTATTTGGTGTCAAGCTGTTTGATGTTTTTCCAAAAGAGATTAATGGAACTGATCTAAGTTACGCACCAGCGTCAGGAGCAGGACTTAAACTAACTGTTCAAATGCAATACAAATATTGGGACGCATTGTCAATCGAAAGACGAATTGGCACCAACGTAAGTTCTGCTCAGGAAGTGGCTCGCAATACGACCGCGGCTCAACCGGGCAGTTTAACAACGGCTGGATTTGAAGGATTCTAAAACACACATAACATGATAAAGGATGAATAAATTATGGCACTACCTAAACTAACTACACCAGAGTACACTCTAACAGTACCATCAACACAGGAAGAGATTAAGTTTCGAGCATTCTTGGTCAAAGAACAAAAAGTTCTAATGATTGCTCAAGAGTCAAACGACGAAAAAATGGTTGCAAATGCTTTAAGTTCCCTAGTTTCTACTTGCACTTATGGCAAAGTTGATGCAGATAAGAACCCTATGTTTGACATTGAGTATATCTTTCTTCAGATCAGAGCAAAGTCTGTTGGTGCTAAAGTAACTTTAAATGTATATTGTCCTGACGATAATGTAACGACAACTGAAATTGAAGTGGACCTTGAAAGTATTCAAGTGCAAACAAATGTTGAACATTCTGATACAATCAAGCTGACGGATGACATTAAAGTTGTTTTGAACCCACCTCGACTTTCTGATGTTGCAGGGCTTGATTTGATGGACTCTGAGTTTGAAAAAATGACACAATTGGTTAAACGGTGTATCTCATCAGTTGAGACTAACGATGAAACTATAAATCGCATTGATATGACTTCAGAAGAAATTGACGAATTCATCAACTCCTTCAGTGGAAAACAACTAGAGGATGTGGTAAATTTCTTTGAAACTATGCCGAAGGTTCGTCATATTGTTGAGGTTACCAACCCTGTCACGAAAGTAAAGGGTGAAATACTATTGGAGGGAATTGAAAGTTTTTTAGAATAGCCCTTTCCAATGATACAGTGCAAAACTATTATAAGGTTAATTTTGACTTAGTAACACACCATAAATATAGTTTAACTGAACTAGAAAATATGATGCCATGGGAGAGGGATGTTTACATAGGACTTTTATCTAATCACATAAAAGAAGAAAACGAAAGAATAAAACAACAACAAATGAGAGGATAGTCAAATGGGCGAAGAAGAAATTAAAGCATCAGGTCATCATCCAGCAGATACGAATGGCGATGGTAAGGTTGACCCAGAAGAACATGATATGTGGCTTGAGTTCAAACGTAAGGAACTTGAGGATGCAGACGCAATGCGTGACGCACAACGTACAATGGCATGGTACTCACTTGGTGGTATGTTGTTGTATCCCATTATCGTAGTCCTTGCAACAGTTTTCAATATGGAACAGGCCGCCAAGATTCTTGGTGACATGGCGGGTGTGTATTTCATCGCAGTTGCCGGTATCGTCGCAGCATTCTTTGGCGCACAGGCACTCAGTAAACCTAAGAAGTAAGGAATAAGTCATGGCCACTTTAGAGGAAACAAATAAAAATTTAGGTGCTCTGGTTCTTGTTACAGAAAAACTCGTAGAATCGCGTGAGGAAGAAAAGAAAGACGCATCTTTTTTTGATGTATCCTCTCCTAGTGGTCAACCCGGCGGCATGGTGGACTCTGAGGGTAATAAATTAGTCCTATCAAAATCAGGAAATTTAATGCAGGCTGGTGCTGATGGTAAAGCAACAGTCATGTCTCCTGTTGGTGAAACTCGTAAAATACCGAACATTCCGAGCATGGCACTTCCTAGAATGGGAGATGCTGGTAGAGCGGGTCAACAGGAGGATGAAGCTGAGGGCGAAAAACCAGATGAGGAAAGAAATTCTCTGCTATCAAAGATGACAGGATTTCTTGCCGATCAGGCAAAAGAAAAAGGTAAGATAGCAAAACTGGGGATTAAGGGGTTTTTTGGTACTCTTATATTTGGTGGATTTCTTATCGCCCTTGGCCAGTTTCTGCAAAGTGACACTTTCAAGAAAGCAACTGAGTTTATTGATAAAACTCTTATTCCAAAACTAAAAGAGTTTTATGATGCCTTCTTTGGACCAGAAGGTGGATTATTTAAGGGGATAACGACACTATTTGGTGATGAGTCCGGTATTGGTGCGATTGTCGCTGGAATAGCTGGTGTTACAGCATTATTCGCTGTTGGGAAGATAGCGGCGTTATTCTCTCCATTAACGATGGGTATAGGTCTTCTATTTAGGGGAATTAGAGGCCTTGGGAGAATGATTCCAAAAGTTTCTGGCACCCGGACACCACCAAAAGTTCCTGGCGCCCCGACAGCCCCGACACCACCAAAACCACCAGCGGTAACAACTCCACCAAAACCACCAGCGGTAACAACTCCACCAA